ATTCCATTCGCTTTCGTATTGGAAGCCTTCAACAAACTTAGTCCATTTTGAACTGTCTGCTGCAAACGTTGCTTGTGATGTATGATAAGCGTTTACAATCCATAAACTAGCACCAAATTTTACAACGTCATTTAATTTATAACGTATGCTCGGCGCCCAATCATTTTTCCAATCAAACCCTTGATTAAATACTGTCCATTTTGATAAGTCAGCTTCTAGTCCTAGTGTATCAGTTGCTGCACTAATATGGTAAGTGTTACAAACATATGTTGAGCCGCCGTACTTAACTAAGTCATTTGCTTTGTAATCATATGTTGTAGCCCAATCGCCTTTGTAATCTAATCCTGTAGCAAATACGTCCCATTTAGCAATGTCTGGTTCTAACCCTGTACTCGAATCAACGGCAGATGTATGATCCGTTTTACAGACATAAACTGTAGCACCGTAGCGTACAATGTTATCTCTAATATATGCTGTTTGTGGTTGCCAGTCGCCTAGCCATTTTTGGCCATCAGCCATAATGTTCCATTTGCTTGGAATAATGTCTAGATCAGTAAAGAAACTTGCTGAACTATCATGTCCTGTAACACAAATGTATATTTTGCCGCCGTATTCTACAACGTCATCTTTAAAGTATGTAGTAGCGGTTACCCACGTACTTTTCCATACAAATCTAATTCTACCTAACTTAAACTCTGCCATTTATCTGCTCCACTATTGTATTTATCATTGTTGCCATTAACTTGACCCGCCTTGGATTTCGGATACAAATTCTCTTGCAAACAACATTTGACTTATAATTGTGCCTTGTACTGCTGTTAAATTATTGTTTGCATCCTTGCCGTCAAAGCTAGTAACTCTTGGTATATTAAGATACCCATCAGTAGTTGTAGATATCTCGTTTGTGTCAGTACCTATCTTAACTGTACCAGCAACAAGTCCGTTTGTTTCTAAGTCTGAACCACCAACTGACAATCTATCAGCTAGGAATGTTGCTACCGCTTTTTGCGTAGGAATAATATTGTTTGAGTCTGCACTAAATGTTCCGTCTGTACTAAATTCGTTAACTACAGCTCCTGATCCACCAAGTCTAACACCGCCTAATGATAACTGACTTAATCCATCTAAGTCAAAGAACTCAGCACTAATTGTAACAATACCTGTTGCCTGTTGGACACTAAACAGTTCACCTGCTCTAAAGTTACCATCTTGGTCAGTACTTACATAAAACACTCTACCACCATTTAATTCTTCAACTTCATTTTCAGGTGCGCTTGTAAAAAATGCTCCGCCAGCATACAGTGTAGGATAGTTTGTTTCTTCAAAATTACCTGTACCAATATCTAAGAAATCGTGTCCTGTAATTCTACACTGACTATATCCACTTCTTAATGTTACTGCTGTTCCGTGTAACATATTATTTTCGTTACGTAGTCTTGGAGATATAGTAAATTTTACCTTTCTAGTATTATTACCAGAACCGTCATCACCTAAGTCAGTAATACCTACTCCTGTATATAATTTTAAGTCTGCTGGATCTTCAGTTTCTAAATCAAGTAATGTTGAAAATCTAATTTGTACTCCAGGTCCTGGAACAACATTAACTCCGTCAATAACTACTTCATTTGCTTCCGGAATAATATCTGCATAGCCGTCGCCTGCTATAGTAATAGTTGAACTACTTGTTCTATATCCTGCACCTCTGTTAATAAACGATGGTTGAGCTAATACTCCGTTACCATAACGCATATCAACTTCTAATCCTGTTACAAATGTTGTGTCAACAATAGTTAATGCACAAGGATTGTCATCTGAATATCCACTACCTGGATCCCACATTAGTATATTATTAAATGAACCTTGGAAAACATTTGCTTTAAACATTGCACGTCTACCAGTAGTCATTATACTTAAAGCATTAGTTGATGTAGTATCACCAAATGCAATAAACGTTCCCACTGAGCTTGGATTTGCAAACAACAATGTGCTATACAATCTGCCGTTGTTATTCATATTACGTTCAGTCCATGTTAATCCATATTCTGTTGTTACACATCTATCAATTTCGTCTCCCTCTTGTGGTGCACCAGTCCCTATCACACTTTGGTCTCCGATTGCCATAAACACGCCTTGACCATACTTGAAATCTTTTACATTTAAGTCAGCACCATCTAATTGTGGTATCTGTGTTCCTAATTTAAATGTTTCTCCTTTGTCTAAAGAGTAAACTGTTTTTCCACTGTGTGTTACTCCAATAAATCTATTATCTCCGTATGCAAATCCTGCCCAATCATATTCACCTGCAGGTAATGCATTTAAATAAAGTGTCCAAGCAGATCCGTTAGTAGTTCTAGCTGATTGCTGATCACTTCCTGATAATACAACAAATGCACCTTGACCGTATTCTACTTTCTGCCATTGCGCTGTAGTTGAGTCGTCACTGTCAGGTATAGTTCCAGAAGTCCATGTAAGCCCGTCAGTACTAGTTGCAACTGCATTACTTCCTTCGGCTATAACAAGGAATCTTCCACCACCAAAAGCAATATCAACCCAGTTGTCTGTGCCTGGCAATGCTCTTTGAATCCATGTTTCTCCGTCATAACTAAATGCTACATTGCTGGCATTATTTTCTAATGCAACATATGCATCTTGACCAGCAACAACTTTTCTCCAGTCACCTACGTTAGGTAAGTTACCTTCTTCCCAAGTTACTCCATCATCTGAATATGCTGTAAAGTTTGGATCTGAGATAGCAACCGCACGTTTTCCTCTTGGTGTACCTGCACTACTAAATGTTACAATAGCGTTTGTACTATCGTCTGATACTGAAAGTACTTCTATAACACAGTCATTAGCTGGCGTTGTTCCGCCTAGTGCTGTTCCTAAGATTGTAAGTTTATCTCCAACTGCATATCCTGCACCTGAACCAACTTTTGTTAAATTATATGCCTGTCCCTTACGTTGAACATTAAATCTTGCAGCTACAGCTTCGTCATCAAACGTTTCACCTGTTCCAATTCCAACAGTAATATTTGTATAATCAACAGTTTGATATCCCCATGTTGCTCCGCGGAATTCTCTTGCTGCTGGTAAATTTGCGTTCGTTGCAACAAATCCTGGGTGGCTTGCTATAATGCTTGCTTCAATTCTATAGTTAGTAGTTGAGTCAAAATCTGGCACCAAGTCTGTACCTGGAATAATATGATCCCAACCTGCTGTACCATCTGATTCTTTAGTTACTGTTACATCTTTTGTAACAGGATCGAATACGTTAGCTTGTGCATATTGTCCAGCACCTCTACCACTTGTAATAATAATACGCATATTTTCTATGTCTGATGTAAATTGTGTACTATCATTTGCATTGATACGTATTCTATCAGAAGCATCAACTGTGATTTGTGCGCTACTTGCACTAACCTTAAAGCCACTTCCACCTTCTGTGCCTGAACCCTTTGTGTTGATTAGTCTTGGCTCATGAACGCCGCCATCTCTAAAATCAACATATTCTACAGTAGCATCGTCGCCTGCACCTACAATAGTTGCTGTTGCGTTAGTGTATTGTTCACCAGTATGCGAATATTGGAATAAGAATAACTCATCTGTAGATCCACCTGCAAATGCACTTTCAACAATAGCTTCATTTTCTCTGTTGTTTACTGTACCTGCATCTGGTGTTTCTAAAGGATCGTTACCGTCTGCTACTGATCCAAAACTACCGTATGAGTTGTTACCATTAGTAGCACGTATTACTCCGCCACTTTCTGCTAGATATCCAACAGCACAATAGTATGTAAACACTGACACAAGCTCAGCTCGTGCATTATTCAAAATATGTGCGCCAATACCGTCACTTAGTACCTGTGTAAAGTCATTCGATGTCATTGACTTATTACCACCGTTGTGTAATGCGCCGTCTACTTTTTTACCGTAACAACGTTCACCAATATTTGTTACACCTTGGATGTAAGGAGATCTATTAGCAATCCAAACTCTTTCATCGGCTGGTCCCCAACCTGGATCAAGTGCAACACATGCACCACCTGTTGGTCTTTGATAAATGTCGTAAACTCCTGGAGGATTCAATCCACCAGTTAGTCCTTCAATAGTCATTTGGCGTAAGCCTGTTGTATCTCTTACTAAGAACATATCAGTTGTACCTGATCCTGTTATAGCTCTTGCATATCTGTTAGCAGCGGTAATAGTTCCATATGTTCCTGGATATTTTAAATCTCTTATCATTGCACGTATGAAACTTTGTACGTCATTTCTAATACGCAGAAGGTCGCCGGTGAAATCAGGGAATACTGTTCTAATATATCCAAAACAATCTTGAACAATGTATTCTTTATTTTGATCTAAAATTGCAGCAGCATTTGTCAACCCTGTATCAGTACTCATAGTATTAGTACCGCTCATTACAGGATTTGTTGCACCACTTGCTGCAATAAATTGTATTCTATTAAAGTAATCTAATTTCCTTGCACCCATTAAAACAAAAGCATCGTTTGATCCAACTGGTAGGTTTCTTTTTTGTTCAACTGTATTTCCGCTTTGTGAAACTATTTCTTGATTTAAAACTAGTTTTTGTGATATACTTAAAAAGTGTGAAATAATATTATTATGGAATGCTGTATCGTTTTGATACTCTGCAATTGGACCAGTGGCTGCTAGAGTAGTTGCACGTAATTCGTCGCCCATTACTACACATCCTGCTGGAATACTAATCGGACCAATCTCTTCAAATCTTCCTGCTGACACAGCTACTTTAGTTGGTACTAGAGGATTAAAATTATCTTCAATCCATTCACACGCATGTCTTACTGTGCGGAATGGTGTTTCGGGCTCTCTACCATATGTGTCTTGGTCCTTGCCATTTAATCCAACATATACAACTTGATTTTCAAAATCTCTATTACGCCAAAATACTTCTTGTTCTGCTGTTACACTTAATATTTGATTAGTTTCTCCGATAGGTACTCTTGAATCGCCTAGTGTACTATCGTCTTCATAATTATCTTTTCTCCAGGCGCCATAAGTTATTAAATCACCCTTTGTTGTAAGTGCTGCTGGCTGTCCTGCTTGTACGGTTAAATCCCAATAGTTGTATATACCTACAGCAAAATCTCCTGGAGCTTTTTCAAAGTCTGATGCATGTTCAAAGTTACAAGTATATGCACTTCCTAGATAATAAACTACATCGCCTCTTGAATAGTAAGTATTTGTTTTCCAGTTAGCTTTCCATTTTTGTCCTTTTGCAAGTACGTTCCATACTTCCGGATCAAGGTCAGTGCTTGCACTATCTTTGCCGTCTTGTAAACCTACATCTCTTACTGCCTCATATAAATAACCACCACGTTGTACAATATCGCCTGCTTGGTATTCTCTTCCTAATGCCCAGTCTCCTGCAAAATCGTTACTCTTGGCTAGTACTCTCCAGTTAATAGTTGAGTCGCCGCCTAAATCCTGTGATACAACTTTTCCTTGTGCGTCTAGCACTGTAACTAAACTAGGCTGACTGTCTTGGTTGTTGTTTATAGCACTATATAAAAATCCGCCATATCTTACGATATCACCAACGGAGTAAACAGAAAGTGAATCCCAATCATTTTTAAATCCTGTACCCGGAAATGTAATTGTAAAGTTTGTATTATCAATTGCATTGCCTGCAGAAGTGTGCGTAGTATTACATTCGTATATTGCGCCACCATATGAAACTTGGTCATTTACTCTGTATAATGTATTTGTTAACCAAGCACTGCGCCATTCTTTTCCTGGATGGAAAATATCCCAGCAATTAAAATTAGGATTAGCACTTATACTTTCTTCAAGTGTTGCACTTGCATCGTGTGCTAATTTACAACGATATACAATACCGTTATATCTTACTAATGCGCCTTCGCCATAACCTGTACCAGAAACCCATGGGCCAACAAAATCTATTCCGTCTCCAAAATCTTCCCAATTGCTTGTTTGATCTGCAAAGTTAGTTGAAGTATGCGGTTTTATACACAAATGTAATTTACCATTAAACAGAACTATTTCACCAGGTATATACTCTACGCCAATTTCATAATCGCCGCTAAACGTTTTACTACTAGTCATCACAATCCAGTATGGCGCTGGAGCTGGAGGATTTGATCCTGGTAATATTCTAGCTAGGTCTGTTCCGAATTCTGTACTTGAAGTATGACTTACAATACAAACATAACTTTTACCGCCGTTGTAAACAACATCATCTTTTAAGTATTCTGTACTTAGAGCCCATTGCCCTTTCCACGTATACTTAAATCTATCTAACTTAAACTCTGCCATATTAGTATCCTATCTTTTCACTACTTGATTGTGTAAGCACGTTTTCATCGTTACCTTCGCCGTAAGCTGGAGAACTATTTTTGTCTGGGTAAGTATATGCTTCTGAAATTCTTTGTACAAAAAATCCTGTGTCTTCTTCAATGTAATATAACAAACTTCTGTTTTCCCACTTGAACTGTTGGTAACGTAAGTTTGGATATAATTGTTCGTGATCAATATCAATACCATCAAGGAAGTCGATGCCTTCTTCAAAGTCTGGATAGTTTTCTGCAGCAATACCAAGGTCGTTAACAATAACAACATTTTCTTGTCCAAGACGTAACTGGTCTAATTGCTGTAAAAATAACTCGCCGTCTTCGTTTCTACGTAGACCATAAAAATATCTTTTAATAAATCCTGCTGCTACATCACTTGGTGTTGTTCCTATATAATACATTATGTAATCTCCACGTAACTAATAATAACGTCTACTGAGTCGTCAAGTGTTGAAGACACATACATTGCATTACTAGTTGCTAATATTAATTTTTCGCCGGATGATACTGCACGTAAACTTGTGCCTGAAGGAAGAATAGAATCTTTTAAATAAAATCCTCTTGCACTATCCTGGCTTTGTAGTTCTACGTTAACATACACAAACTTATCAGTAAGGTTGGTAAAACTTAATCCAATTACTGTTGCTCGTGTAGCACCATTAGTTTCAATAACTTTTACTGGTGTTGTTCCTACGTTTTTTACTACTTCATTTCTAAAAAAGGTTGCCATCTATATTTCCTTATCCCATAAATAAAACATTTTCAATTGCAATGTTTGTTGCGTCGATTGAACTAACCGCTCCGCTCAAACCTGCTACACTAGTCCATATACTACCATCAAAAACTTCAACTCTAAGATCAGCTGTGTTAAAACGTATCATGCCTATTTCAGGCGTTGCTGGTCTATTTAATGATGTTCCTACTGGTATAACTAATCCGTATGTTCCGTCAAATTTATAATACGCATTAACTCCAGTTTTTTGGAACTCCATTATGCCTTGAGGTACTGTATGTGTTATAGTGTTGTCCTTGATAGAAAAATTATCAATTACAACTGAGCCTGTTCCGTTGGGTGATAAAACTAAGTCTAAATCTCCCGACGTTGTATTTATCACATTACCATCTATGCGAATATTATCTATTTCAATTTGATTTGCATTAAATCCGTTAGCATCTACACTAAAAACTACATCGTCTTTGACATAGAATCTAATTGTGTCGTCATTAGCGCCTTCTGTTAATTCAGCTGTTATTCTAGTATCTCCGTCGAGATCTTCTACGCCTTTTAAATTAACCCAATTAGTACCGTTAAATCCTTCAAATCTTGCTAATTCACTGTTGTAACGTAGTTCTCCTGCTACGCCAGCTGTGCGTTGTGCTGTTGTTCCTGTTGGAAGTCTAATTGCTCCTGATGAATTAAAGTTAATTAATTCTGAACCAGCATCAAATACCATATCACCTGTAGTTGAAATATTATTTGTTTCAAATGTAAATCCTTCAGCTACAACACTACCTGTTCCGTTTGCACGTAATTCTAAATCTGCATTAGATGATGTAGTTGTAATTACATTTGTATTAATATTAACATCATCAACTTGTAACTCTGATACCCAAAGTTTTGACCAACTATTTGTATTTGTTCCTAAACTAAATGTACTTGTACTACTAGGTACTAAGTTACTGTTAATACCTGCTACAATTTCTATACTATCTGTACCTTCATCACCAATAGTAACATTTCCGCCAATAGTTACATCACCGCTAACATCTAAGTTACCAGTAATATCAACATTGTCTAGTAGATTAATTACTCCACTACTACTATTAAAATTAATATTACCAACTGTACTTGATAATGTGTTTCCAGTTAGTCTTAAATTTCCAACATCGATACGTGATCCGTTTATAAAACTAGTATCTCCGCCTGTTGTAAATGTTGCACCTGTTGTTAAGTCAACAGTAAGTGCATTT